TCTCTGAGATTGACGCCTTCTCGGTCCAACTATCGGTTGGGGTAACCCATGGGTCTTTTTGCAAACGGCAAATACGCCATTGCGATCTGCGACAGATGCGGATTTCAATACGATTATCATTTGCTGGCAAAAGAGTGGAATGGTCTGAGGACCTGCACGGAGTGCTGGGAGGCGAAGCATCCTCAGTTGGACCCGATCTTTCCGCCACCTGAGCCACAGGCGTTGGTTGCACCAAGACCGTCCCGTATTGAGCCAATGGACGTACCAGTTGGTACTGACATTTTCCCGTTTATGCAGTATAACTTGTTGCAGATGATTACGCAGGTTGGCGTTGTTAAAGTGGAGATAACCTGATGGGTTGGACATACGCAACCTTGGTGCAAGCAATCAAGGATTATACTCAGTCCGAGGAAACGACGTTTGTTGATAATATCAACAACTTCATCCAGAGCGCAGAAGAGCGTATTTTTTACGCTGTCGATCTGGAGGATTTTCGCAAGAACGCCACGGGGACGATGACTTCGGGGAACAAGTATCTGGCAGCACCGACAGATTTTCTGGCACCGTTTAGTGTGATGATTACGTCCTCCGGCTCTAAAATTATTCTCCTAAACAAAGACCCCGAGTATCTACAGGAGTATAACCCGACGGAAGCTACTGGTATTCCGAAGTACTACGGCCTGTTTGACAAGGATAACTTCCTAATTGCTCCTGTGCCAAACGCTTCTTTTGCTGTTGAGATCCATTATTACTATAGACCGGCAAGTCTCACGGCAGGACCTGTTACGTGGTTAGCGGATAACGCCGTAGAAGCACTCTTGTATGGATCTTTGGTAGAAGCGTACACCTACTTAAAAGGCGAGAATGATCTCTTGAACACGTACAATCAACGGTTTATCGAAGCTGTCACGCGGCTGAAGAACTACGGAGAAGGTCGTGAGAACGAAGATACATATAGAAACGGATTGATTAGGGTGAAAGCAAACTGATGTTTACACAGGCTATGACAACGGGTGCATTTAAGGTCGATGTTGCAACGTCGGATAACGGCGGGCATCCACCAGAGTTCTGGGCAAAACGGGCATCTGAGCGTGTTATTCAGGTTTCGGACACGGCGCATCCTGCAATCCGCGACCAAGCAAAAGCCTTTCAAGATCAAGTGGAACAGGTTATACTGTTCCACATGAAACAGGCAATCAACTGTGACAGGACTACTGTTGGCCACATTGTTGAGGAAGCTGGACACCCGAAACTCGCCGAAATTCTTAGGAGGCCGTGATGGCATTTACTGGTAACTTCATGTGTACCTCGTTCAAGCTGCAACTGATGAGCGGCGTACACGCAATCTCTGCATCCGCCTCTTCACCTGTTCGAGCAGCGGACACGTTTAAGATCGCCCTGTACACGTCTTCGGCAACGCTTGATGCTTCAACGACGGTGTATTCCGCCACCAACGAAACGACAAACACTGCTGGTAGCGCATACGTAGCGGGAGGCAATACGCTTGCTTCAGGTGCTACGTCCTCGTCCGGCACGACAGCGTTTGCAGATTTTGCGGATTCGTCTTGGTCTACTGCTTCGTTTACTGCTCGCGGCGCATTGATTTATAATTCAACTCAGGCAGACAAGTCCGTTGTGGTGTTGGATTTTGGCGCAGACAAAACAGCCTCCGCAGGTACGTTCACGATTATCTTCCCGACAGCGGACGCATCGAACGCAATTATTCGCATAGCATAATTAAATCCTATGCGGTCACTTCCGTTAGTAGGAGAAAAGTATGCCTGTAGTTGCACTAGAAGGTGGATTGATCAGCGATAGCTTTGAGATTGGGGAGTATCCCTACATCTTGAACGACGCTATTGTCATGCCGGAAGAGCAGTACAACGCTCTGACAGAAGAAGATCTAATTTCTTTAAAACAGCAGAGGTATGACAACTGGTATAGTCATGTGACAACCGTTTCCGAAGAAGTTCCGGTCGAGGTTGTAAATGGCTAACAGATATTGGGTGGGTGGAACAGGCACTTGGAACGGAACCAACACCACTAACTGGTCTGCTTCCTCTGGCGGAGCATCTGGCGCATCTGTGCCAACCCTTTCCGACAGCGTATTTTTTAACTCTGCCTCCAATGCAGGGGCTTATACGGTAACTCTTGCGACAGCAACAGCTAATTGCTTAGATTTTACCATGTCTGGCCCCGCTTCCGGGAACGTGACATGGGCTGGAACAACTGCATTAAATGTTTACGGCAGCATGACCCTATCCTCTACGGGCATTACTCGTTCGTATACAGGAGCGATTGCTTTCCGAGCCACGACATCTGGTAAAACCATCACGACAAACGGTGTTTCGCTGGCATCCGCGATTACATGGGGCGTTACAACTGGCGGTGGTGTGTGGACATTAGGGTCTGCTTTCACCACGACTGGAGCAACCACACACGCTCTCGGAACTCTAACATTAAGCACTTTTTCTTATACAACTGCCAGTTTTGATGCGTCTAATGCTGTCATACATACACTGGCGTTTGGCACTGGCAGCATAACTGTTACTGGCACGGGAACCGTATGGAACACTACATACCTTCCTTTGGTTATAACGGGTACTCCCGTAGTAAACGTCACAAATGCCACTGCGACAGCAACATCTGTTCTTCCCGGAGCATTAAGTGAATCCGAGGCTATATCGTTTAACTTTACTGCCGGAACGTACACTCTGACGTTTTTGGCAACGGCAACGTATGCAGCGAAAAATATAAACTTTACTGGGTTTGCTGGAACTTGGGCGGCTACTGCTCAGTGTGAAATTTACGGGAATCTAACTCTTTCTACGGGAATGACGTTATCCGCCGCTACGGGTGCCATGGAATTTAGTGCAACTTCTGGCACACAGACCATAACAACAGTTGGAAAGACCATAGACTCTATAATAGTGGCCGCCGGAGTAGGCGGGACATTGCAGTTGTCCGACAACCTAGTGTTGAACAATAGAGCAATTCAAATTAACGGAGGGACATTTGATCAAAATACAAAAACATTAACAGGGGTCAGTAGTATAACCTCTACCACTACTTCTGGGTTTGCAAAAAATATAAACACGTCCGTCAGTATTATCTGTGCTTCAGCGGTGACTCTTACCTTTCAGGGGACAGATCCCACGACGGGGAGTGTGTCGTTAAGGGCTGGAACTCTTGACTTAAATAATTTAACGCTGACGTGTCCGTCACTTGATGCAGGGTCCACAAAATCTTGGACAGGCACGATTGCATTTGGCACTTCTGGTGTAATCAATCTTACTGGTACAGGTACTGTTTTTGATGGAACGAGTACTGCTGGAACTGGTGCTACAGGAACCAGTCCCACTATTAATGTTACCAGCGTGGGGTCAACAGCAATATCTGTTTTGCCCGGCCCCATTAGTGCGGCGAACAGCATTTCATTTAATTTCACAGGCGGCACATATTCTCTAACCCTTGGAACGGAAGCAAGGAGTGTTGATTTCACCGGATTTAACGGAACATTAGTCAACACTACGAGAACTATTTACGGAAATTTAACGCTATCTTCCGGCATGACCCTTTCAAGCGGAGCAAATGCAACTACTTTTGGTTCCTATACTGGGATTCTTATTAAAACAATTACTTCTTCAGGAAAGACAATACCTTTCGATTTGACAGTAAATGTCGGGTCTACACAAACCGTTAAGATTCTGGATGCGTTGACCTTGGCGGCAACTTACAATCTTACCCTTACTGGCGGTACTTTTGACGCTAACGATTTCAATGTCACAGTTAATAATTTTACGGGGAGTAGTAGTTCCACCGCAAATCTTTACCTTCGATCTGGAACATTTACCGCAGCGGGAACAGCATTTAATCTTGGGTCAGTTACCGTTCTTTTTTCGGGTACCTCCACCATTAATATGACCTCTGCTTCCTCTAAAACATTCACAGGCTATGGAGGGACCTATTACAATCTAAATCAAGGTGGGTCAGGGTTATTAATTATTTCGGACACTGGTGGGGTAGGCGGCAGCAATACAATTACAAATTTAACGAATACGGTGCAACCTGCATCCATAAGATTTCCGACGGGTCTGCCGACCACATACATAACAAATCTAGGGGTTACTGGAACTAGCGGTAATTTGATAACTCTATTTAGTCAGGTAGGGGGTACAAGAGCAAAACTTTCTTTATCAAATCAAACCTCTTTGAATTATTTGAGTGTCCAAGACATAAATGTCTTAGCAGCAAATCTTTTTTATGCCGGTATAACCAGCACTGATGCTGGCAATAATCTAAACGTCTATTTCACTGGTCCTCCGGTAGATGTCAGCGTAACAGGGGTCTCTTCGACAAGTTCTATTGGAACGCTTTCTGTCACAGCAACAGCAAATGTTGATTTAACAGGGACACAGGCAACAGGTAGCATTGGATCTGTCACTTTTGTTCTTGACTTCAATTTTGTCGTAGACGGTGTTTCAACCACGACAGAAATTGGAACGGTAACGCTGCTCTTCGACGCCAATTTTTCGGTTACGGGCGCAACATCCACAGGGCAGATTGGGGCGGTCACTGTTGAAAGTGTTAACATCATTCAAGTGGAAGGGCTTAAATCAAACGGGTACGTTGGATCTGTTGTCGGCTCTCTTCCAATAACACTCACTGCAACCGGAGTAGCTGCTACCGGATTTGCAGGAATAGTTATTATATGGTCCCAGATTACCCCTGATCAAACGCCAAGCTGGATTCAGATTGCGCCTTCAAGTGTTCCGGGCTATACTACAATCACCCCCTCGCAGTCCGCAGGATGGACTTCGACACTCAGTTAGAGGTTTACTATGAGTAGTAGTTATTCAACAAATCTTCGTCTGGAACTTATGGTAAATGGTGAGCAGGGCGGTACATGGGGTACTGTTACGAATACCAATTTGGGTACTCTTCTCGAACAGGCCATCTCTGGCGTGTCCGATGTAGTCTTCTCGTCAGATGCTGACAAAACCCTGTCCACGGTAAACGGAGGAACTGACGAAGCACGTCAGATGATTATCAGCCTGACATCGACAGTTGTTGGGGGCCTGACAGCTACCAGAAATGTTATTGTCCCATCGGTTGACAAGTTGTATGTCGTGAAAAACGGCACATCCGGCGGGCGGTCGATTGTTGTCAAGACTTCTGCCGGATCGGGCGTTACGATCACCAATGGCGAAACGACGATGGTCTGGTGTGACGGCACCAACGTGTACTCGGCTCTGGACTATACTCCGGCTCTTACCATTGGGGCGGGCGGCTTAAGCCTACAGGGGAATTTCGTTGTCGGTGGCTCCACCCCAAGTGATGCTATAGGCATAGAGATTGACACTACGCTTGCCACAAGTTCGACTACGCAATACGGGGTGCTTGTACGGCCTACGTATGATGATACTGCAACTTCCAGTATTTATGGGTACAGATCCTTACTGACCGGAGGAGTAGCGGCGTCTTCGTACACCACCAATAACGTATTTAACTACCGGTCAAGTGATTTTACGCTAGGAACTAATCAAAAAGTAACCGATTTTTATGGGTTTTATGGCGACAGTCTTACTGCTGCTACGAATAATTACGGCGTATATCTTAACACCGATGCTACAGCCGCCGTTTCAATAGCAACAATAAGTGGCACGGGGTCTACCGTTACCGTTGATACATCTACGGCGCATGGTCTTGTTACTGGAGATAAAGTATTTCTGGCTAACATCCCTGTTGCACTGATGACATCCGGAAACTACAACGGCGGTCCATTTACCATAAGCGTATCGGATACGGACACTTTTACTTTTTCAGGAACATCTACTTCATCTTCTTCCATCACAAGCGGCAATGTTGTGAAGGCAAACAACTGGAACGTCTACACAGCAGGGACTGGGAACAATCTGTTTGGTGGTCCGGTTCTGGCTGCGGTATCTTCTGTCCTTCCAGCCTTGCGCGTTTCTCAAGCCGGATCTGGTGATGCTCTTGTTGTCGAAGATAGTTCATATCCTGACGCCACCCCGTTTAGGATTAATAGCACGGGTACTGTGATTACCTATAACGCTATTTATAGGGGGTACGACACCTCGGTTGCCGCAGGAAACTACGCTGGTGGCACGACCGAACCTTTAATTCAGTCTCACGGTACGACAGTACCTACTAGCGGCGTGGGCGCATATAACTGGTCATCAACAGCAACTCATTCCGCTGGTTTATACCTTGCAAAATCAAAATCGGGGACAGTAGGTACTCGCGTGGTTGTTTCGAGTGGTGACGATCTTGGTGCTATTCAGTTCAGCGGGGATGATGGTACAAATTTTATTACCGGTGCGGCAATTCTGGCAGAGGTGGACGGCACTCCCGGCACAAACGATATGCCCGGTCGGTTGATGTTCTATACAACACCAGACGGTTCATCGACCCCAGCAGAGCGGTTTCGTATTGACGCCAGCGGAAATGTCGGGATTGGGACGACTTCTCCAGACGGTAATTTTGAGGTGTCTGGGACGGCTACAACGCAGTATATCACTAGATATTCGACTGATACATCTTCTGCGAATTTGTATTTTAGAAAATCGCGAGGCACTGAATCCGCACCGACAGTACTTGTATCTGGCGATAATATTGGTACAATTTTGTTCCAAGGATATGACGGGAGCAATTTTTCTAATGCTGCTCAAATATTGGTGGATTCAGACGGGACTCCCGGTGTTGGTGATATGCCGGGAAGAATGTTATTTCGCTTATCTCCAGATGGATCGTCCAGTGTTGTTACTCGCGTCACTATTCTTAGCACCGGTTATGTTGGCATCGGAAATACTGCACCTGTTTGTATTTTAGACGTAACAGGTGGCATCCAAACTTCCCGCACAACTGTAACGGCCCCGGCAACAACAGACGGTAATATTTTTAGTGGGACGTACACACCGGCGTTGACTAATGTAACCAACGTAGCAACGAGTACAAACTCTGCTTGTCAATATATGAGAGTCGGGAACACAGTAACTGTCAGTGGTCAGGTTGTTATTGATCCGACGACGGCAAACACAAATACCGTATTAGAAATGGCACTGCCAATATCCACCACTTTTGCATCAAGTAGGAATTGTGCTGGGTCAGGTTCGTCATTTTCAACAACCATATACGGGGGCAATAATATTGCGATTATAGGTAATTCATCAGCTAACACTGCTGTTTTTAGGTTGTATCCTGCTGGGGCTGCCTCGGAAAGCTACACATTCACATTCACATATCAGGTGCTATAATGGTTGAAACGATCACGTTTAATACTGCTGAAGACAAACTTATTGTTACCTTTGAAGACGCGACGACACAGGTATATCTTAGATCTGACAAGGAACAGTATCTTCTTGACTTCCCGGATAGGTCCGCAGACGTAGAAGCAATGGGTTGGTGATAAGGGTCACATATAATGCCTCTACAAAAACTCCAGTTTAGACCGGGGATAGTCCGGGATGTGACCGCCTACACCAACGAAGGTGGGTGGTATGATTGCGATTATGTACGATTTAGAAACGGAGTTCCGCAGTCTGTTGGCGGATGGCAAAAATATTCCCAAAGTTCGTATCTTGGAACAAGTAGGTCGCTTTTAAACTGGGTAACACTGGACGGCTCCACATACCTGTCTGTTGGAACAAACCTCAAGTTTTATATTGAAGACGGTGGCGTTTTTAACGACGTAACCCCTCTTCGAGAAACGGTTGTTCTGACAAATCCATTCACAACAAATACCACCGTAACACTTACCGTGACAGACGTTGCTCACGGATGCACTGTTGGTGATTTCGTTACATTTTCTGGAGCCTCCGGTGTTGGAGGCGTATCGGCTGCAACGCTTAATGCGGAACACGTCGTTGCTACGATTGTGACAAATGATGTCTACACCATAACGCTGCCAACAGCCGCCACCTCTTCTACTACAGGCGGTGGAACGGTTACCGCGAAATATCAAATCAATGTCGGTCTTGATACTCAAGTTGGCGGAAACGGCTGGGGTTCCGGACCGTGGGGTTCTGGGACGTGGGGAACTCCAAGGGTTCTTACCGTTGGAAACACGTTGCGCTTATGGGGTGTTGATAATTTTGGAGAAGACCTGATATTTAACGTCCGAAATGGCGGCGTATATTACTGGGACAAGACTACCGGATTTTCTGTCAGGGCATTAACCCTGTCAGAATATTTGACAGGAATTGGAACCCCGGACCCCACAACTCCAACTATTGCAACACAGGTCATGGTATCGGATCGTGACCGACACGTTATTGCGTTTGGGTCTAACTACGGTAGTACCACTGTCCAAGATCCTTTGAGCATTCGTTTCAGCAATCAAGAAATGCAAGCCGACTCATTCTCAGGTTTTGTATGGACACCAACATCTACAAATACTGCCGGAGAACTTCTTCTGGGGTCTGGGACAAAGATCGTTCGTGCATTGGAAACAAAACGCGAGATCTTGGTGTGGACTGACGTGTCTCTCTATTCGATGCAGTTTATAGGTGCGCCATTCACCTTTGGTATTCAACAGATTGCATCCGGCATTACCTCTATGGGGTTCAACTGCTTTGCGTCGGTTGACGACAACATCGTATGGATGGGGTTGGGTAAGTTTTATACCTATTCTGGACAGACCTCTGAACTACCATGTCCGATAAGAGACTATATCTTTACCGATCTTAACATCGGCGAATCTGACAAGGTGTTTGCGGGGGTAAATACCGAATTTAATGAGATCACTTGGTTTTATCCAACAGCGGACTCCACTGAGAACAATGCGTATGTTACGTACAACTATGCAGAGAAGGCGTGGACTTTCGGAACTCTTGCTCGAACAGCGTGGATTGATCGTGGTGTTAATCCGTATCCGGTTGCGGCTGGCACAGATGACTATCTGTACAACCAAGAGAGTGGTACGGATGACGGCAGCCAAACCCCCGCTCTTGCAATTAACTCCTACATTCAAAGCGCGCCTTTTGATATTGGAGAAGGGGACAACTTTTTCCTTATCAAGAAAGTTATTCCGGATGTGTCGTTCATTAACTCTACTTCCACGTCTCCTGTAGTGACCATGACTTTAAAGATGCAAGATTACCCCGGAGCAGACTTTAGCCAGACAGATTCCGGAAGTGTGTATCAAACCGCCACGTCTCCGATAGAACAGTTTACGGAACAGATCTACGTCAGGCTCCGTGGAAGACAGGCCAGTTTTAAAATTGAAAGTAATCAGCTTGGAACGCGGTGGTCTCTTGGATCTCCACGTATTGAAATGCAGCCGGATGGTCGTCGATAATGGATAGACGATTATCTCTACCTGCATTTGGACGCGCACCGGCAACATACGATCCGGCATATTTTTACGACATGGTTCGCATGTTGAATAGCATGACCACCTCGTTGAATTCTCCCGGAGCAGGTAGGCAGTCTTCGCTTGTTGTTACTGCTTTGCAGCAGGACGACTATGCGTTAGAGCCGGGAGAGTTTTTTCAAGTTGACGGAGTAGTTCGAGTTCCTGTTCAAAGCCGCCCCTATGTACGAGGTATTTATGCTACGGGGTCGATTGGGACTGCTACTGTTACCATCTCCTAAGACTTGTATTTATAAGCATAACGATGTATTTTGGCGATGCCGTCTGCTCAGGGTTTTGGCTCCTGCTTTTCGAGTTCACATATAGGACAGACCGATGGCTGGAATTGCAGATCTTCAAGGAATGATGGGAGGCGCACCAGAGGCACCAGCTTCTGCTCTTCCAGCAGCAGAACCCGCAGAAACACAGGTTTCTGATGAAGCGATCTCTGCTCTTGGACGTGCCTTTAACAGTCTGTCGGTCGAAGACATCACCGACCTTAGAAATCTGTCAGATGATTTGAAGACGATGGGTTCTGACAAGCTGACAGTTTTGGAGCAGACGATCCAGTTTATCATGGACAAGTCTGATCAGTACGACCGTGCAGTCCAAACTTTAATCCAGCAGGGCATTGTCGAGCCGGGCGATCTACCCCCGAAGTACGTGCAGAGTTTCTTTGAGATCTTGGCGGGTATGGTGAAGGATGCCATAGCGTCCCCTGCTGCCATGCCAATGGAAGGTCCGGCGGCAGAAATGCCACCTCTTGCAATGGCTGG